TTTGCCGAGCAAGGCCGCCCGCGCTGGTTGGGGTTGAGCGACAAGACAAAAAAGCGAATGGGGGCGTCGGCGGGCGATCACAAGATATTGCAGCGCAGCGGCCGCCTGGCCAGCAGCGTTCACCCGAGCCACGATGCCAACACGGCGCGCGTGAGTACGAACGTGGTCTACGCCGCGATCCACCAGTTCGGCGGCACGATCCAGCGCCACCCAATGTCGGGCCACGTGCGTCTGCGCACCGGGCGTGACGGCAAGTTGCTGCGTCAGGCCGATCACCCGCACCTGGCCGTGTTCGCGAAGGCTGGCCACAAGCAAGTGTCCGTCAAGCGCTGGACGCGCTCCGAGGGCTGGTCGATCCACATCCCGGCCCGCCCGTTCTTCTCAATGACCGAGTCCGACTGCCAGAATGCCGAGTCTGAGGTATCGGCGTATCTGCGTCGCCTGTTTGACTGATGGCGGCCCAGGATTCCCATCGTTTCAAAAATCGGCCGTTTAAGCCGCTGCGACTATGGGGGTATAGCAAACCATAGGCAGCAGGACGCGAAGCCCGCCATCGTGTTTAGACCCCCCGTTAGTGTCGATTCCGCTATCGGGGTGGCGGTGCAAATCCCAGCCTCGCGCCTCCGGGGTGCCAATTCCTGCCTTCTGTAACCCGTTCTGGGGTGTCGCCTATATATATTAGCGACGCCCCATCCGCCCCAAAGCTGGTGACATCCGCCAGCATCCCCAGGCTTTCATAAATCGCCAACATGGCGACATGGACAAGCCACTCATCGCCTCCCTCTCGATTCAGATCACGCCCGGCACGGGCGTGGTGCAGTTGGTGCCTGCCGGAGATTTTCGCGCTAACGACGGTCGCCCGTTCGAGTGCGCCGCCTGGTGCTTGACCGACGAGAACGCTCAAAAGATCGTGTCGGCCCTTGCCGCCTGCGCAAAGCCGATGGTGATCGACTGGGAGCACCAATCCCTGTATGCCGCCCAAAGCGCCCAGCCTGCACCGGCCCCAGCTGCTGGCTGGTTCAAGACGCTGGAATGGCGTCCCGGCCAGGGCTTGTATGCCACCGACGTGAAATGGACGGCCCGTGCGGCCGCTTCCATTGACGCCGAAGAGTATCGATACATCTCTCCGATATTCGCCTACGACAAGAGCGGCAACGTCACGAAGCTGCTCAATGCAGCCCTTACCAACAACCCGGCGCTAGACGACCTGGACGAGGTTCAACTCGCCGCCGCCAGTCGTCTCGCCGGTGACAAAACCCCACCGCAATCCCCGCCAATCCCGGCGGACAAATCTCAGGAGTTACCCATGAGTGCACTTATGGCCGCCTTGCGGCTAGTGACGCGACTGCCGGAGGCGGCGACCGAGGCCGAGGCTGTCGTCAGTCTGACCAAGCTGGCCGAGACGGTCGGCGCGACCAAGGAAAATCCGGTCGACCTGACGGAGCACCTCGCTGGCCAGCAAACGCAGATTGCTGCGCTGACCAATGCCACGCCCGACCCGGCCAAATTCGTGCCGATCCAGGTCATGCACGACATGCAGGCCAAGATCGCCGCGCTCACCAGCGGCCAGCAGCAAAGCGAGGTCGACGGTCTCGTCACTGCCGCCCTGGCCAGCAACAACCTGCTGCCGTCCCAAGAAGCGTGGGCGCGCGAGCTGGGTAAGGCCAACATCGAATTGCTCAAGCAACACCTGGCCAATAGCACGCCGATGGCGGCTCTCGGGAAGATGCAGACCAACAGCAAGCCCCCGGCCGGTGGTGGTGCTGCCGACCCGAACGCCCTGTCGGCTGAAGCAATCGCGGCGTGCACGCAACTTGGCTTGTCGCAGGAGGACTTCGCGAAGTCCAAGGTAGGTGGCCAATGACCGCCATTGCAGAGGATCGCAACACGCCGTACATGGACGGCCAGATCGTGCCGGTGCCGGTCAAGGCTGCGACGGTGATTCACGCGGGCCTGATTGTCTGTGCTGACGCCACGGGCTACGCCATCGAAGGCAAGACCGCCGACGACCTGACCTACCTCGGCTGCGCCGAGCAATTCATCGACAACAGCAAGGGCGCGGACGGCGACATGTTCGTCCTGGTGCGCCGCCTCAAGGCGTTCCAGTGGGCGAATGACAGTGCCGACCCGGTGTTGCAGGCCGGACTCGGCAAGCCCTGTTTCATCGTAGACAACCAGACCGTCGCCGCAACTGACGGCGGCGCAACTCGCTCGCAGGCTGGCATCGTGGTGGAAATCGATGCTGACGGCGTGTGGGTTCAGTAAGGAGAGAACAACATGATCGTCAATGCGCAATCCATTGCCATCATCTTTCAGGGCATCAACGCCATCTTCAATAATGCGTTCGGCGCGGCTCCGAGCACTTGGCAGCAGATCGCCATGAAAGTGCCGTCCGTCGGCCGCGAAGAGCACTACGCCTGGCTGGATCGCTTCCCGGCCATGCGCAAGTGGGTCGGTGACAAGCACATCAAGGCACTCAAGGCGCACGGTTACACCGTCCGTAACGACGACTTCGAAGCTACCGTCGAAGTCGACCGTAACGACATCGAAGATGATCGCCTCGGCATCTACGCCCCGCAGGCGCAAAGCGCGGGCTTTTCGGCAGCGCAGTTGCCTGACGACATTGTCTACGCCCTGGTCAACGGCGGCTTCGAGAACGCCTGTTACGACGGCCAGTACTTCTTCGATACCGACCACCCGGTCGGTGATGGTGTGGCGTCGAACAAGTTCGACATGCCGCTCTCCATTTCCACTCAAGCGGCGGCGATGGCTTCGTATGGAGCTATGCGCACGGCTATGCGCAAGATCAAGGACGACGAGGGCCGCCCGCTGAATGTGCGCCCGAACATTCTGCTTGTCGGCCCCGGTCAGGAAGACGTAGCCAACTCCCTCATGACGAGCGACCGCCTCGAGGACGGCAAGAACAACCTGTACAAGGGCACCGCCACCGTTGTGTGCGATGCCCGTATCGAATCCGACACGGCGTGGTTCCTGCTCGACGCCACCAAGCCGGTTCGCCCCTTCGTTTATCAGGAGCGCAAGGCACCGGTGTTCGTGGCGCAGTTCGATATGACCGCTGATGACGTGTTCATGCGCAAGCAGTTCAAGTTCGGCGCAGAGGCGCGTGCGGCTGGTGGTTACGGCTTCTGGCAGCTGGCGGCCGGCTCCACCGGTACCGGTCACTAATCAGCCACCAGAGAACGGCCACGCGACGCCGATACGCGTGGTGAAAGCGTGACCGGAGCATCGGCTCAAGCGGCTCCGGTCATGAAATCGATGAGGACATTATGGAAAAGCAGAAACACCCGGCGATCAGGGTCGCATCGCGCCCGGAGACGTTCCGCCGCGCTGGTCGCGTGTTCGGCCGTGAGCCGATCACGCTGGTGCTCGCACAGTTGAGTCCCACCGAATACACGGCGCTCACGACGGACAAGTCGCTGGTCGCCGTCGAGACGGTGGTGGAGCGAACGATGGCCGAGGCCGAGAAATTCAAGCATCTCGACTCGGCGCATGTGAAGGCTGCCGTGGCACGCATGGCCACCAGTTCGACCACCGTCGAGAGTCAGCCGGGCGAGTGCGCTGCTGGTGAATGTCGGCGCGAAGCGGAGCTTTCGAATCGCGCGCAGGAACTGGACAGGCGTCACGAGGAGCAGTTCCGGTTCGAGTCCGAGCTGAAAACAATCGAAGGCGCATTGCTCGTGCGCGCGTCGGAGCTGGATGCGCGCGACACGGCGCTCACCGAGAAAGCGGCCGAACTGGACAAGCGCGCCGAAGCCCTCGACGCCCGCGAGCAGGCATTGCAGGCCGCGAGCGAGTCGAGCGCTGGCCAGACCGATTCCAGTCAGGCCAAACCCGCCGCCACGGCCAAGTCCGCTGACCATCAGGGGAAGCGATAAATCATGGCCTACGCCACGCGACAGGACATGGTGAATAGCTTCGGCGAGTACGAAGTCAGAGCCCTGACAGATCGAAACGACACCGGCGAGATTGACGACGCGGTGCTCGCGGCCGGACTCGAAGATGCCAGCGCCGAGATCGACACCTTCCTCGGCAGTCGCTACAGCCTGCCGTTGCAGATCGTGCCGCGCTTCCTTGCGAGCAAGTGCTGCGATATCTGCCGCTATCACCTGACCGGGGCTGGCACGACGTGCACCGAGGAAATTCAGAAGCGGTATGACCTCGCGATCAAGTTTCTGAAGCTGATCGCGACCGGGCAGATAACGCTCGGCGCTGACGCAACGGGTGCCACGGTCGAGGCGAAGAACGTCGTCAAGTTCAATCGCGGCACGAAGATCTTCAGTAACCGGGATCGCGGAGGCTATTGATGAGCGAGACCATCCGGCCGGTGAAACCGGCATATGTCCCGATCATTGCGGCCGTCGAGCTCGCCATCGTTGATCGCCTGGCGCGTGGGCTGGGGAGCATGGTCAAGGAGGTCAAGACCTACGGCGGCGAGTTCGACATGGACGACTTCGAGAACGTCGTGCGTCGATTCCCGGCCGTGTGGGTCACGTTCGCAGGTGTCAAGCGCACCGATCCCGTGAGCACGAGCCGAGCCAAGTTCAAGGCCGAGGCCACGTTCGCTGTGATGGTAGGGGCTCGAAACATTCGCGGCGAGGAGTCGACTCGGCATGGCGGCGTCGCCAAGGACGAGGTCGGCACGAACATGCTCATCACCTGTGTGCGGCGTCTTCTCAATCAGCAGGACATGGGTCTTCCCATTCGCGAGCTTCAACCTGGTGTGATCAAGACGCTGTTTAACACCAGTGTCAAGTCGGACGCGAAATCGGTGTTCGCGATGGAGTTCCACACCGCTTGGGTGGAAGACAGCCTGTCCATCGGTGGCTTCCCGCAGGGTGGGCCCGACGACCCGCTCGGTGCGGTGTTCGAACAATACGGCGGCCAGATCGATCCGCCATCGCCTGAATTCCGGTCGCTGGTCATGAAGTACTACCTGGAGCCCAACGATGGCGAGCCCTCGCTGGAGGATGTGGTGATTCTGAAGGAGAACCCATGAAAGTTATTGCGAGAAAGGGAGTGCGTGTCCCTTGCGAGAATCACTCGCGCAAGTACATCACTGATGCGAAGGCGGGGGTGGTGAAAGAGAGCGCTTATTACATGCGCCGCGTCTTCGACGGCGATCTGATGGTCGTTGAAGACGTGCCGCAGGTCGAAGCCGTCGAAGCCGTCGAAGCCAAACCGGATGCAGAAGCCCCGGTGACCACCGCCAAGCGTGGCGGCAAGGGAGCGTAAGACATGTCGAGTCCAAACGTCACTATCTACCAGATTCCACCTGGCCGGAAGCCTGGGCATTACTTCGAGTTCAACACAAAGGCCGCGCTAAACACGCTTCCGGCTAATGATCAGAGCATGATCATCGTCGGCCAGCGCACGACCGAAGGTCAGCTCGACGCCCTTGTCCCGTTGGATATCTATAGTGAAGATCAGGCTGCCGATGCATTTGGCAACGGCTCGCTCGCTCACATCGCAGTCACTGCGGCCCTGACGGCCAACCGGTATCTCGCGTTGACCGTCATCGCTGTCGATGACGCGGCCGCTGGCCAGCCTGCGCATGGCACTGTCACATTCGACGGCACTGCAACGGCTGATGGTGCGTTTGCGCTGTTCATCGGCAATGCCCGCGTCGACGTGAAGGTCTCGTCTGGCGATGACGCTGATACGGTTGCCGCCAGCCTCGTTGATGCAATCACCCAGGCGGTCAAGCTTCCGGTCACAGCAACGGCCACAGCGGGCGCTGTCACCATCACCGCCAAGAACAAAGGCGAATTTGGCAATGGAATTGTCACTTCGCAGTTGAATCAGGCACTAGGCATCACCGCGACACTCACGCCATTCGCTGGCGGCCTGAACGATCCGGACATCGCTCCGGCGCTGGCCAAGGTGTTCGGCGCGGCGTACACCATCTACGCGATCTGCTGGGCGACGGAGACGGCGCTCACGAAACTGCGCGATCACGTCAATGCGGTCTCGCACCCGCTTGAGCAGCGCCGCACGATGGGCTTCGCGGGCACGTCGACCACGCTTGCGTCGGCAACAACGCTCGCCGGGGATCTGAATGGCGAGCGCGTCACGATTGCCTGGCACCCACAGTCGTTGTGTCTTCCCGCCCAGATTGGCCCGGCCTACGCGGCAACGGTGGCGACCGAATCGGATCCGGCGCGCCCGTTCGACAACCTGGCTATCCCTGGTCTGGACGTGACGCCAGTGGCGGCGTGGCCGGGGCGCACGGAGCAAGAGAAGGCACTGCACAACGGCGTCACGCCGCTGCAAATGGGGCCCGGCAACGCGGTGCAGATCGTGCGTGCCATCACCACGTACACGGAAACGCCGGAGGGCACGGAAGATCCTTCGCTGCTCGATATCACGACGGTGCGCTCGCTCGACTACACCGCGAAGTCATGCAAGACCCGTATCGACCTGCGCTATCCGCGCTCGAAGATCGCGGCGAAGACGCCTGCCAACGTGCGCAGCGATCTGCTCGATGTCCTCTACACCCTGGAACAGATGGAGATCCTGCGCTTCATTGACAAGTACAAGGATGGGTTGATTGTCGAGGAGGACCTGCAGGAGGTCGGCCAGTTGTGTGCGGCGATTCCTGCGCCGGTGGTTCCGGGCTTCCACGTGCTGGCCGCACGTATCGACCTGTACCTCTGACCCGACATAGCCAAAGGAGCCAATCATGGCATTGAAAGATTACGTCGGCGCCATCGTGCTGGAGGTCGACGGACAAGAGGCCGAGGTGGTGTCGTTCTCGGTTACGTCGCACACCGGAAAGAAGCCGGTGAAGACGATGAACCGTTCGGGACGTGCTGCGGGCGTTTCTCGCGGTGTGGAATCGCACGATTTGAAGGTCACCGTTGTGATTCCGCAGGACGAGGAAGAAATCGACTGGTGGAACATGCACGGCGGCAAATTGACGACGTCCCCTGTCGCTGGCGGAAAGCGCACCAGCTACCGGGACTGCGTCACGATCGACGTCGGCACGCAGTACTCGGTCGATAACGAAGCACGTCGTGACCTGACTATTTTTGCAACTCAAAAGGTGGATGAATAAATGCTGACTATCAAAGACAAGCTGCTCTGCGGCATCGAATATCCCGCCGGAAGCGGCCAGATGCATCGTGACTTCGAGGTGCGTCTGCCTCGTGTGGGGGATCGTATCGAGGTGGCCGAAAGCCCGGACGTCATGGGGAGCATGGTGTCGAACGCCCGATTCGACGCTGCCATGCTGACTCGCTGCATCACGAGCCTCGGCACCATTCCGCCCGAGAAGATCACCGAGGAGCTGATCGTGTCGGCCGTTGAGATCGATTACCAGATCATGGAGGCGGCCCAGGAGCGACTAAAAAAATCGCTGATCGTTTCGAATCAGATCCCCGAATCCGAGAGTATCGACTCGCAGTCCTCGTCTTCGGAAAGTACGGAATAAACGAAGAGCGACTCCAGCGCATGACGGATACCGAGATTGCCGGGTTCGTCTATGCGTTGGAGACGCTCAACGGCAAGCCGCACGGTTCGTCGCGCGGCGGTTCGTCCCGGGAAGTGGTCAGCATGCGCAGGCCACGTTTGAAGAAATCCAAGAAGCCAAAAGGTAAGTAATGTCCCGTGACCTCGAAGTCGGCATGACCCTGCGCTTGCGCGACGAGTCGTCGGGCGCCGCTCGGCAAGCCGAGCGCAATGTCCAGACGGCCGCGCGGCAGACGGGGCAAGCCTACGTCGACGCTTCGAGGGTAGCGGTCAGTGCGACGCACTCACTGAATTCAGCCCGCTTGGCGGAGAGTGGAAAGGCTGAAGGGACGATTCAGACCAAGGCGAAGCAGACCGGCGAAGTCTATGTGGCGGCGACACAAACCGCGATCTCAGCGACCCGGCGACTTGCCGATGCTCGTGAGACGCTGGGTGCGCGATCCGATCAGGCGATTCGCCGTGAAATCGACCAGACGATCGCGGCGTACAGCCGCCTGGAGCGTGCGGGCTTTCGGTCGACCGAAGAGCAGATCCGCGCATTCTCCTCACTGCAGAAGAAAGTCGCGGAGCTGAACCAGGAATTCGGAAAGGTCGAAAAGCACGAGCTGAGCCTTGGTCATGCGGCCAAGGGCGCAATGCATATAGGCGAGGGTGTGGCGGGCGTCTGGGGTGCAACGCACGCGGTGGCTGATCCGGTCAGTCGCACGATGAATTTCGATCAGCACCTCGCGCTGATGGCCAACACCAGCTACCGGGATCTGACGCCGCAGCAGCGGGTCGGCAAGACGAATGAGCTGCGCCAGGCGATCTACGCAGCGGTGCGCCAGGGTGGCGGCTCGCTAGAGGATGCCACTGAAACCCTGGAGAAACTGCTCTCGCACGACACGCTCGGCCGTAAGGCCGCGTTTGACCTGCTGCCCAAGCTGCAACTCGGTGCCACGGCGGAAGGCGCGAGCGCCGTCGAGCTGGGCAACATCGCAGTCAAGGCTGTGCAGAACATGCACTTTGGCGAGAACGACACCGGCAAGGTGCTCGACATGACGGCGGTCGCTGGCCACATGGGGGAATTCAAGATTCCACAGTTGGCTCAGTACCTGCCTGCACAGATGGCGGCAGCGGCCAACGCCGGTTTTTCCGGTGCCAAGGGCATGGCCAAGATTCTCGCGCTGAACGAAACGGCGATGTCGACGGCGGGTTCGGCCGGTCAGGCGGGCGATAACGTCAAGGATCTTCTCAGCCAGCTATCGAGCACGGAGTTTGCTACGCGGGCCAAGCGTGCCGGGATCAAGAATTTCGATGAAGTCCGCACCAAGACGCTGGCCGGGGGCGGCGACATGCTCGATGCCGTTGTCTCGATGGTGCAGACGACGTTCAAGAACGACAAACAGTACCAGGACATCCAGGCGAAGCTGAAGACGGCCAAGCCAGGCGAGCAAAAGGAACTGCTTACCAACATGGCGAACCTGCTGCAGGGTTCGGCCATCGGCAAACTGTTCGGCAATCAGCAATCCGTGATGGCGCTTACTGGCTACATGACGCAGACGGACAAGCGCAAGGAAGTCTATGAAGCGGCAATGAAGGAGTACCAAAAGGGCGGTGGCACGATTGCCAGTGATGCCCAGGTCGCGCAGAGCATGGACGGCTACAAGGTCGGCAAGCTCAAGAACGAGAAAGAGATTGGCGAGATGGAGACCGTGCGCGGTCTCAATCACGGGCTGGGCAATGCGTCCGAAAAACTGGCGGAATACGCTCAGCAGTATCCCGGTCTCACCAAGGCAATTTCTGCCACCACGATGGCCTTTGAGACGTTGACGATGGCCGTGGGCGCGATGGGCGCATTTCGCATGATCACGGGTGGCGGCTCTGCGGCAGCAGCGGGCGTCGCTGGAGAGGCGGCAAGCGTGGTCGGTGGCGTTAGCAAAGCGGGCGTCGCGACCGAGGCTGTTTCGATGGGCGCGAAGGCCATGAAGGGTGCCAAGCTCTTCGGCAAACTGGCCGCGCCGCTGCAGATTGCCACGACTGCCTACGAGGCGTGGAACGTCGCTCATGACGACACGAAAACCGCTGCACAAAAACACGCAGCCTATGTTGGCGTTGCGGGCAAGGCCATCGGTGGTGTTGCTGGTGCTATGGCAGGCGGCGCAGCCGGTGGTGCTGCTGGCGCGGCCATCGGCTCGGTGGTGCCCGTTGTTGGTACGGCCATCGGCGGCGCAGTTGGAATGGCTGCTGGAGCCGTGGGTGGCTACTTCGGCAGCGGCTGGGGCGAGAAGCTGGGCAAGATGATCGGCGATGCTCTTTTCGCAGAGAAGAAAACCGAGAAGGCCGCCGCACCTCAACCAATCGTTATCAATCTTGATGGTCACCAGATCGCCCAGGCGGTGAACAAAGTGAACCAGCAAATGGCGGAGCGTCACTGATATGGCATGGTCTGAGAACCTATTCGACGCCTCGTTTCGTGGCGTTCCCTTCGAGTGTTTGCGCGCCGACGATACGCTGGATCGCTCGGTCTCTCGCTACAAGTATCCGAACGTCGACGGCGAGGACATTGAAGACTTGGGCCAAAAGGCCCGCGAAGTGTCGATGACGGCGGAGCTCTTCGGCGACGACTACGAAACGCAGATGCGGCAGTTGCTCAACGCCCTTGCCACTAAGGGGCCCGCCGAGTTGATTCACCCGATCTTCGGCTCGATGCCGGACATGCAGTTCCTGGGCGGCCACATTTCTCACGACGCAGAGAACCGGGACTCCTGCCGGATCGACATGAAGTTCGCGGCGTCCAAGCCCGGCAACTTGCTCTACACGGGCGAGGATCCGCCGCAGAAGGCTGATGCCACTGCGCAACTGGCCAACGACGCACAGTCCGCCGCCAGTAGCGTTTTTGGAATGGCCGTGGATGCCCTGAAGGCAGCAAAGGCTGGCATGCAACGTTTGAACGCGTTTCGCGACAACATGCTTGACACCGTCTCACCGCTGCGCTCGTTGGTCATCGGGTTCAAGACGGTCGGTCTGGACTATCTGGCGTTTCCCAGCGCGTTCGCATCGGACATGATCGGCCTGACCAGCGGCATGAACCTGATGCACGCTTTCTCTGATGGGCTGGAAATGTCGGACTGGAATGCCCTGGGAAAGCAGTCGAAATCGGTTGTGTCGATTCCCGCTGCTGCGGCCAAGGGCGAGACCGTGGTCATTCCGGGCACGCCCAATGCCAACGTGGTGACCGATACGCCGTTTGATCCGACTGCGCCTTACTCACCACCGCAACCGAGCGCTGTTGTGGCCGATCCGAGCGACGTGCAACTGGTGACGATGCTGACCTCGGTGATCGTGGCGTCGCAAACGACCCAAGTGGCCTCCGACGTGTTGGCGAATCAGGCGGACACGCCGACGCTCACACCTGACCAGATCGAACAGATTGCGGACGACACCCGTGGTCAGATTCAGGACGCGATTGACCTGGCGACCAGCAGCATGACGGTTGAGCAGTATCGACCCATCGTTGAGCCTCTCAAGGATGCGGCCCTGTCGCTCCAGCAATTGACGGTCTCGGTGATGGATGCGATGCCGCCGATCGTCACTCGCACGGTTCCCGTGGATACCAATCTGACGCTCCTGGCGTTCGATTGGTATGGCGACGCGCAGCGCTCGGCCGAGCTGCTGCGCCTGAACCCAGCGCTCAAGAATCCCAATTTCATCACCCGAGGGGAGGTGCTCCGTGGCTTCGCGCGATGAGACGGTAACGGTGATGGTCGGTGGCAAGTCGCATAGCCAGTGGACTGCGTATTCCATCGATTCCGATTTGCTGATTCCTGCCGATGCGTGGGACGTTCGACTAACAAAGCCTGCGGGCAAGATGCCGGACAACATCCAGCGTGGTGCGTCCGTTCAAGTCAAAGTCGGTGGCGAGACGGTGCTTAGCGGCTTTGTCGATCGCGTTAAGCGGCGAACCGGCAAAGACGGCAAATCGCTCGCGATCAGTGGGCGCGATATGGCGAGCGTTCTGCGTGACTGTTCTGCGCCGATATTCACCGCCAAACAAGTGACGCTGGCGGAGGTTGCTGCGACGATTGTCAAGCCGCTTGGCATCACCAAAATTCGTATTCAGAGCGCAACCTCGCCGACACAGTGGGACAAGATCAGCGTCGAACCGGGGGAGTCCGCCTGGGACGCGCTTGTGCACGCAGCGGAAGGCGAAGGACTGTGGCCCTGGTTCGAACCGGACGGCACGCTGGTGATTGGTGGGCCGGACTACAACGCGCCGCCAGTGGCGAGCCTGGTGTTGCGCGACGATGGGCGCGGCAATAACGTCGAATGGTTCGATGAGGATCTGTCGAATTCCGAGCGGTATTCCGAGGTGACCGTGTTGGGGCAGGCGCACGGCACTTCGCACGGCTCTGCGGCTGCGGCCATCAAGACGACGGTCAAGGATACGAGCGTACTGACCTATCGCCCGAAGATCTTCGTCGATCACGACGCACCCAATCTTGCGGCTGTGCAGTCACGAGCCAAGAAGATCATTTCCGATTCGGCGCTGGCCGCGCATACGCTGCAGGCGAGCGTGAAGGGGCATCGAACCGCTGATGGTGCACTTTGGAAGCCTGGCCAGCGTGTGCACATTGTGTGGGAAGAGTACGGTGTCGATGCCATCTATTTTCTGATGGGGCGACGTCTGACGGGAGGAGAGTCCGGCAATAGGACATCGCTCAAGCTGAAGGAAGACGGCGTGTGGATTCCGGATGCGCATCCGCACTCTGGGCGCAAACATCGTCATGGCGGCAAGCACGAGAAGCCCGGTTTCATCGTCACGGATGCCACCATTAACGCGAATATCATGAAATGATCGCCGAAATTGACAAGCGCATTTCGCGTGCGCTCGCAGGGGTACGTCGCGTCTTTCGGGCCGTGCTCGGGAGCGTCAATACAGCAGGCCCAGTAGTCATGGCCAGCGGCACCGGCCTGGCTGACGAGCCACTGAGTGATGTGGAGCTGATGCAGCACTTCGGCTTTACCAGCGCACCGCCTCCCGGTTCGATGCTTGTGGTCGTGCCGGTGGGCGGTGCGAGCAGCCACGGCGTTATCGTTGCTACGGAGCATGTGCAACTTCGCATCAAGGGGCTGCAAACGGGCGAGACGGCCGTCTATAACGCCTATGGCGACTACCTGTTGTTTGGCAAGGATCACACGACCACGCTCAAGACCAAGAATTTTGTAGTGGATTCCGAAACGACGACGATCAAGGCAAGCCAGGGCATCAAGCTCGATACCCCCAAGGTAGAGGCCACGCACGAGCTGGCTGTTGCCGAGGCGATCACCGGCAGCGGCGGCTTGGCCGTCTCGGGCGGCAGCGGCGCATCGATAGACAAACTCGACGTCTCCGGTGACGCCACCATCGGCGGTAAGTCGTATCTGGAGCACACGCACCACACGCCTGACGGCGAATCAGATCCACCGTCGTGATCGGTTTGCCACACACGCAAACCCACTGACATCCGCCAGCATCCAAAACTAGCGCCCATGCTCCGACAATATCGACATGGACGCACTCATCGATCCCCACACTGGCGGCTACACAGGCGAGCAGACGAATACGCTGCAAAACGCTGTGTACCTGCGCCTGTCTGTGCCGCTTGGCACATGGTGGGCTGACCGCAAAGTCGGCTCACTGCTCTACACGCTGGCCCGCTCCAAAGACCTACCTCGCACCCGAAACCTTGCCGTGCAATACGCCGAACAGGCACTCCAACCGTTGGTTGATGACGGCCGTGCATCAAAAGTCACGGTTGAGCCGAAGACCGGCAAGACCGGCGTGATTGTCCTCGTTATCTCGGTCTACCAGAGCAACGGCCAGGTCGACCATTTCGAACATCCGGTGAGGGTTTCCTGATGCCAGCCACCGTCCTCACGCTCGACCAGATCCGCGCGAACATCCTTCGCGAGATCCAGAACCAACGCCCCGAAGCGGACGTGAGTTCTGACTCGGACTACTACGTGCGCGCAAGCGGTACCGCGAGCGCCATCGAAGGGCTGTATCAGTACCAGTCGTACACCGGCCGTCAGTTCTTCTTTGACACGGCCGACGAGCAGAACCTCATCAAGCACGCCCGCATGTACAGCATCGAGCGCAAGCCTGCCGTGGCTGCCAGCGGGGATCGAGCCGTTGTACTGACCGGCGTTGCTGAAACGCCTGTGGCGTCTGGACTTTCGCTCAAATACCGCGATGGCACGACGTACACGACCACCTCCGGTGGGCAGATCGGTGCTGACCAGACGCTGGTTGTTGGCGCTACGGCCGATGTGTCGGGCACCGCGTCAAATCGTGTTGCTGGCGATGCGCTCACGCTGACCGTGCCGCCAATGGGCGTCAATGCGGCCGCAACTGTTCAAAAGCTGCTCGGCGGTGCAGACATCGAGTCGTTGGAGAGCCTGGCTGCCCGTGTCGAGTTCCGCATGCAGCACCCGCCAGCAGGCGGCAACAAGTATGACTACTGGCAGTGGGCGATGGAAGTCCCGGGCGTGACGGCCGCATATGTTTACCCGCTGCGCCGTGGCCTGGGCACGGTCGACGTGGTGGTGCTGGGCGAGGATGGCCTGCCGTCCGACGAAGTGCTCCAGGCGGTGCAGAACAACATCGACAACAAGCGGCCGGTGACGGCGAAAGACTTTCGGGCGATCAGCCCGACGATCAAGTCGTATGACGTGCGCGCGTTACTCGTACTCGACGGCATTTCCATCGATGAAGCCCGCCAGACTATCAAACCCGCAATCGACGCCTACGCGCAAACGATTATTCCGGGCATGACGGTGATTTGTACGCGCATCGGCGCTGCCATCAGCGATTGCGCGGGCGTGCTCGATTACGACCTGTTGACGCCGCTTGCAAACGTGGTGCCGCAGGCCGACGCGACGGTGATCGAGTGGTGCCGCCTCGGTGACATCTATCTGGACAAGAAGCCATGAGCCAGCACGCGACGCTGCTGGCCAAGTTGCTGCCGCCGGTTGCCTATTCGCCTAACGATCCGAGCTTGAAGGTCGAGCTGGCCGCAGAGGGCAAGGCGCTCGACCAGGCGCTGGCCGACGCGCGAGTCGTTGAGCTGGGCATCGTGCCGTCGTTCGACGCTATCGAGTTCCTGCCCGATTGGGAGCGCGTATTTGGCCTTGTGCCAAAAGCTGACGACACGCTGCAACAGCGCATGTCGATGGTGATGTTCATGGCGAACGCCACGGGCGGGCTGTCAATACCGTATTTCATCGGGCTGGCCAAGGTGCTGGGCTACACGATCACGATTGACGAATTCGAGCCGTTTCGCGTGGATCGGAACCGAGTCGGTGATCCGCTCTATAGCGAAGACGCGATGTGGCTGTGGCGTGTGAACGTCGAGGGCGCGCCCGAGCTGAAGTACTACTTCCGGGTGGGTAAGAGCGCAGTTGGTGAGCGGCTGGCCGTGAGATCCGATCCGATTCTGGAAACCCTGTTCGAAGACCTAAAGCCCGCGCACACGAAGGTGATTTTTCAATACGACGAGGATAACGATGCAGAGAATTAACACGGACGACGGTCAGTTCGTAGAGGGCACCATCCTTACCAAGGATTGGGCCAACAGCCAGCAGAACGAGCCTGCTCACGTCGTTGAAGGTGCAGGCATGACGCTCGATCCGAGCGACGATCACCAGTTGCTCAAGGCGATCACGCGGTTAGTGAACAGTCCGACCGTTCTAAGCGATGTGGGTGGTGCTGAAAATACATATGCAGCGGTCAACGTTCCGCCATTGACAGCGGATTCGTTGGTGGAAGGGATTGGTCAGCGCGTACGTATTTCGCATACGAATTCTGGTTCATCGACGTACGCGCCGGATGGCTTGCCCGATAAGCCAATTGTGGGTTTAGGCCTCCTGGGTCTTCAAGGCGAAGAGCTGGTTGAGCATGGCATAGCGACGCTGCTTTACACGACATCGCCTTCAGTAAACGCAGGCAATGGTGCGTGGATTCTTGTCATGTGTGCGGGCGGAACGCTGCAATTGCCGCCCGGCAAGGAGCCACATCATGCGATCACGCTGGAGCAGGCTGACCAGAGATATGCACCGGGCATTGCCGTCATCACTCAAACGGGCGATTTCACTCCAGTGCGAGAAGACAACTGGATAACGATGATAGGTGCCGGTGGTGGAGGCGGAGCCGGTGGACGCGACATGAGTGACTTCATGATTCCCGGTGGTGGAGGTGGAGCGGGGCAAAGCGTCTACCGATACCACCTGAAATTGGATGTCGGAGTTTCGGTTAGGGTCACCATTGGTAAGGGCGGCAAAGGGGCCGCAACGGTGCTGGCGCAAACTCCCTCGCCTTTGCCCAAAGGCGGTACTGGCGGCGCGTCTAGCTTTGGTTCGCATGTGACTTGCTCCGGTGGGGGCGGCGGTGAGGGTGGATTCACTGGGTCGGGGAGCGTTGGTGGCGCAGGCGGATTTGGCTGGCCGGGTGGTGGTTCGGGGCAATACACAGGTTCTGCGAATGCCCAAACCACATTTGGCGGTGCTGGTGGAAATGGCCTATTCGGCGGAGGTGGGCCTGCCGTCAACGGATATCAGATTACGAACGCCTCTGGATATGGGGGCGGTGGCAGCGGCGGTGCTCTTTATTACATCAGAGAGGGCGATTCCAACGGTGGTGATGGTTTTGATGGCGTTTGCATCGTGGAGTGGTGAACATGAAGACGTTTGCACAGATTCTTTTCGGGCGTCTGCACTGGAAATTTGAAGCGAATGAGCGGCCGGACTTCGCGCCAGACTTCGTCGTGACGGAAATATCAGGGTTCGATCCGATGCCGCAGGAAGGCTGGGTGGCCACACAGGGCGGTGACTCATGGACGTTCGCGCCCGAACAGCCCCCAGAGGTTCCGCTAGACGATGCCCGCGCCCTTGCGCGATTGAACATGCGCGCAGCGTGCCGACGTGAGTTGCTGGGTGGCTTTGCGTCATCGCCGACGAGCGAGGAGCGCACCTACGGCTCGGACGAGGCCGATCAGTTGAATCTCCTGCATGCCGTGATGCTCGCTGCACCGGCAAAGCTGTGGTGTAAGGTCGGTGATCGGTGGGACTTCGTTGAGCACGACGCGCAGCAACTTGCCGTCGTGGCCGCTGATTGGGCCTCGAAGCGTCAGGCTATCCAGCAGCACTACGCCGACAGGCTGCGCGAGATTGACGCCGCAGAGCGAGCGGAGGATGTCCGGGCGATTGCCTGGTAGCGCACCGCTTCTCCGTGTCCTGGGCAATAGAAATATCAGAGGAGTCCCAATGGCAAACCCTATCGTTCCCTGGATCGGCGGCAAACGGCGCTTGGCCGAGCTGCTGATCCCGCGCTTTCCCGACCATACGTGCTACGTCGAAGTCTTTGCGGGTGGCGCTGCGCTGTTCTTCCTGCGTTCGCCCGCTCAATGCGAAGTCATCAACGACATCAACGGCGAGCTGGTGAACCTATACCGGGTGGTGCAGCACCACCTTGAGGAGTTCGTCCGCCAGTTCAAGTGGGCGATATCGAGCCGTCAGGTGTTCAAGTGGCTGCAAATGACGCCGACCGAACCGTTGACGGACATCCAGCGGGCGGCCCGCTTCTACTACCTGTCGCAGCACGCCTTCGGGGCCAAGGTGCAGGGGCAGTCGTTTGGGACGGCAACCACTGCGCCGGTGGTGAACCTGCTGCGGATCGAGGAGAGCCTGTCGGCCGCGCACCTGCGCCTGGCCGGTGTCCAGGTGGAAAACGTGGCCTGGCAGGACTGTGTGGCCCGCTACGACCGGCCGCACACGTTCTTCTACATGGATCCGCCATATTGGGAGACGGAGGGCTACGGGGTGCCGTTCGAGTTTGACCAGTACGTCCAAATGGCCGATGTGCTGGCCAGGCTGGAAGGTAAGGCCATCGTGAGTCTGAACGACCACCCGGCCATTCGGGAGTGCTTCGGCCGGTTCCAGATGGAGTCGACCGATATCAGTTACACGGTGGGTGGAGGCGGTGGCACTGCCCGCCGGGAGTTGATCATCTATAGCTGGGATCGTGCCGCCGAGCCGGTCGGGCTGTTCTAG